TAATAATGTTTTTGTAAAATTTTTAAATAAACATAATATACAGTGTTCTACGGTGCTTAGGGCAAAACTAAATCTTGTAACGCCTTTAGAAACAGATTTATATCAATCTCCACACGTTGACTATATATTTCCACATTCAGTGTTTTTATATTATGTTAATGATAGTGATGGAAATACTTTACTTTTTAATGAAAAACACGATGGAACAAAAAAAGAACTTACACTTTCAAAATCTATAAATCCAGAAATGGGTAAGGCAATATTTTTTGATGGACTTACATATCATGCTCCAACAGCACCTAAACAATCTGCCTATCGTGCAGTTATAAACATAGCATTTGTCTAAGGAGTGTTTAAAAAATGAAAACAATATATTATTTTACTGCAGATTGGTGCCATCCATGTAAAAAAACTCGCCCAATTGTTGAAGAATTAAATCGTGAACAAACAAATGTAGGATTCCAGATTATAGATGTGGATGACAATCCTGATTTAGTTAAAACATTTACAGTTCAATCTGTTCCAACTTTTGTTTTGTTTCAAAATGGTATAGAGGTAAAAAGAATAATTGGTTCACAAACAAGAGAGCAACTAGAGGAGTTTATTAAATATGAAAAAACTATTAAAGATGATGTTCAATCCTGATGGGAAAAATATGATACCAGAAGATCAAGATGCTATAGACTATTTAATTCTTAACAAGGGGTTAGAGGTAGCAGGGGTAGACTCAAAGACTGGTGAATTATTATATTCTTTTACCCCTAAAATAAAAGAATTAATGCCACATTTATATGATGCCCATATCAATCATGTTAATCAAGAGATTATGGCTTTATGGGAAAAGGGTTTTGTTAATGTAGATTTTCTATCAGATAGTCCTATTGTTACCCTTGCAGATAAGGCTTTTATTGCTTCTGACGTTGCTACCCTTTCTCCAGAGCACCAGTGGGCTTTGGAAGAGATGAAGCGCCTGATGAAGAAGCGAAACTTCTGATATAATCTATGTATGCCATATCGTGTAGGTGCTAAAGGTTCATACGGTTGTTCTGGCTACCCTGCTTTAAAGGTGGGTACCAACGAGGTAATGGGCTGTCATCAGACTCGTACACAGGCAGCAGCACAGATCTACGCTATAAACCAATCTGAAGGCAATATAGACAAGAATATGCACACTCTTAAAGAGGGTGACTTTGTTATGGGTGCTACAACAGAAGGTCTTGTTCATGGAATGATTGAACATATAATGACTGAGGGTGGAACTCTTGGAACTCCTGGATCTGAATATGCTCTTGTTTCTATGCCACCAGAGAATCCTGCTATGTCTGTAAGAATTTATAAAGAAGAAGATGGCGAGTGGGAACCAACTGCATATAGTATTGGAATGATGTATGCAGATGCACAAAAAATAGATATTGAGGAGCACGAAATGGACGCAGAAGAAACAATGAAATCTTATCATAAAGAAGATGATGTAGTAAAAGAATATGAAGGGTGTGGATGCCCCACTTGTAAAGAATTAAATGTAAATTGTGAAAACTGTCCAGTTTGTCAAGCAGATATGAGCAAGTCTTATCATTCAGATGATGAAGAAATGGATAAATGGGACAATGTGCAAAAAGCATGTTGGGTAGGTTATGAACAACGTGGAATGAAAGAAAAAGACGGAAGAATGGTTCCTAACTGTGTTCCTGTAAAAAAAGCACAAATGGCTAATGCACCTTATCAAGATGCTGAATTAGATAGAGAGGATAGCGCAGAAATAGAAATGGCTGCTAAACCTAATTACGAAGATATGATTAAGCCACGTCGTAGTGGATCAACACCAGCAAACCCTAGATTATATGCTGCAGTAGTTCAAGCAGCAAAAGATAAATTTGATGTTTACCCTTCAGCAGTCGCCAATGGTTGGGTAGTACAAGAGTACAAGCGTCGTGGTGGCACATACAAAGGAGTAGATATGGATAAGAGAGAATTCTCTGGTGGACAACGTGAAAGAATGGCAGAGGCTGGAACAGCAATGCCAGACGGCTCTTTCCCAATTGGAAATCGTGCAGATCTTATGAATGCAATTCGTTCTGTTGGTCGTGCAAAAGATTACGGTGCAGCAAGAGCACATATTGTTCGTCGTGCTCGTGCATTAAATGCAATGGACATGCTTCCTGAAGACTGGCGTAATAAGGCTACAAAGGGTATGGGGCAGTGGTCTGGATCAATTTTTGATCTAAATCCATTTGTAAAATAATGTCATCTGGGTCCTACAAACAACATCATGGTTTTAATCCAGTACAAATAAAAAATGGAATGATTGTTCGTTTACGCAAAGATGGTAGTATAAAAGCAATTCTTGGTAAATATGGTGAAAAAAAAGTTGACAAAATTAAGTAAGTAAGGTATTATATATTAGTGGGGGTTAAAATGGGTAAAAGCATAATTGAGTTTGTTCCAACTGAAAGTATTTATTTAGAAAAAGATATTAAGCCTGCAAGTATGCTTATTCCCCAGTGGTATAAAGATGCTTCACAAATAGAGGCAGGGGCAACTACATATTTAGATAAAAATATACCAGGAAATGTTCATGGAACATTTAAAATTTGTTCTCCATTTTTAGATGCCATCACTTCTGGATATACTATGGTTTTATCTGGTGATATTGAAATTGATAGAGAAGAAATAACAAGAAACCCTTCTTTTGCATGGAGAACTAGTGGTAATTTAGTAAGCATACATACTGATGGATCATGGCGTGGTATGCAGTTTGATAGTAGTTATTTTCAAGCAGCGTTTAAATGGAATAATTTTTTTGGTATTAAAACTCCTCCAGGATATTCTACTTTATTTATACATCCATTAAACAGATTAGACCTGCCATTCCATACATTATCTGGTGTTGTTGATACGGATTCATATAGCCATGTTCCGATAAATTTTCCTTTTGTACTAAAAGATAGTTTTTCTGGTATTTTAGAGGCTGGAACACCATTAGTACAATTAATACCTTTTAAAAGAGAAAATTGGCAACACACGTACTCTGAATATAATGAAAAAGAAATGCAGGCTGCCCATCATAAACTTTATACTAAAATAAAAAGATCATATAAAAAACAATTCTGGCACAAAAAGGTTTACCAATAGTGTCTTATAAAACAAATAATATAGTAATTGTGGGCGGTGGATCTGCAGGGTGGATGACTGCTGCAACATTGATTAAAGCGTTTCCAAATAAAAAAATTACAGTTATAGAAAGTAAAAATATACCAACTGTTGGAGTTGGAGAAAGTACAGTTTTTGAATTTGCAGACTGGTTACATTTTTTAGATATAGACAAAAAAGATTTTATTAGTTTTACCAATGCTTCTTTTAAATTTGGAATTGGTTTTACTAATTTTTTAGAAGAAAAATCTGATACATTTTACTATCCATTTGGTTCACCAAATTTAAACGATACTGTTTTAGGATTAGATGATTGGGTTTATTTAAAATCTATTGATCAATCTATTAGTAATAAAGATTATGTTGATTATTATTATCCACAGTCTAAGTGTTTAGATACTAATAAAGTAGTTTTAGAATATAACGAAAACTTATATCCATTTAGACCAGATCGTGATGTTGTTTATCAAATTGATGCATCAAGATTTGGACTTTGGTTAGCAGAAAAATATGCAATTCCAAAAGGTGTTACAAGAATATATGACACCATTACAAAAATTAATGGCGATGAACATGGAATAAAGTCCGTAATAACTGAAACAGGTTTAGAAATTTTTGCAGATTTATTTATAGACTGTTCTGGATTTAAAAGTATACTTTTAGGATCTTTTATGAAAGAAAAATTTATAGATACAAAAGATATTTTACCAAACAATAAGGCTTGGTTTGGACCAGTACAATATACAGATAAGGAAAAAGAACTACAAACTTTTACAAATTGTACTGGATTAAAAAATGGTTGGGTATGGAATACACCATTATGGTCAAGAATAGGAACTGGCTATGTATACAGTGATGAGTTTATTGATGATGATGGTGCATTACAAGAATTTAAAAATCATCTAGATTCTAAAGATATGATTATTTATGATCCAGATCGTTCTAAAAAAATGGAATTTAGAAAAATAGAAATTAAAAATGGCTACTATGAAAGACCATGGGTAAAAAATGTAGTTGGGATTGGTTTGGCGCATGGATTTTTAGAGCCACTAGAAAGTACTGGATTGTTTCTTATACACTCAACATTATTAAAACTTGTTAATGCGCTTGAACGTGAAAATGTTACAAGTTGGGATATAAATGGATTTAATAAGGTAGTAATAGAAATGTTCAAAGAAAGTTTTGACTTTGTTGCTTTACACTATGCTTTATCAAAAAGGGATGATAGCGATTATTGGAGATCAATAACATCTAAAGAATATCCAGAAAGATTTTATAATTTAGTTCCTAGATATTTTGGATATAACATATCGTGTATTCCAATTGGAATGGATTATAGACCATTTAATTTTGCATTTACAAAAATAGATTCATTTAAAAATAATAAAAATTTAAAAAAAGCAATTGTTATGTCACAACTAATAAGACAAAATAAAAAACAGGAGTGGGATAATATTATAAATAACTCTGTTTCTCATTATCAATATTTAAAGGAAAATTACTATAATGAAATTTAAAACACAATGGATTAAAGCACTTAAGACTATGCGCTACAAAAAATATTGGAATAAGCCAAATACTGTAGAGTTTTTTGCTTTTATGACAAAGATAAGTATAATTTTTCCAGGTCTTTTATTTGGAAAACAATGGTGGTGGCTTTATATTTTTGCTTTAGTATCTAGTTTTGCATTGATATGGTCATCAACCGTTAAAACACTTCCCACCATAATTTGGTTTAATATTTTATGGTGTATTCTTGCTACTGCAGCAATAGTAAAACATTTTATATAATTACTTATAATTTTTTTTAGACCAAAAAAGTTTTTTATATCCTCTTTCGTAAAACTTTTTTATTTGCTCAATTCCATAGTTTTCTTTTTCTTTTATAGAATAGTCTGACTCCCAAGACTCTCTACTAAATGGAAGAATTTGTGCTATTGGTGTACCAGCCTCAATAAAACCATGAAAATTTTCTCTTATAAAAAAGGGTATAACCAAAGAGTTTGGATGCTTATCTGAATCAATTATTGCAGATAATGTAGTAAATGGTAGATCATACCTATGAAATGGATGAGTTACTAATATACTAGAATTGTTGCTTGTTTTAATATGCCAATCAATATGCCATCTAAAAACTGTTGGGTTGTGACCATATGGAGTAGGATATTTTCCAAGAACAGACGATGGCTGCATATCAGCAACACTGTCTTCAGTACGCCATTGAATTTTTGGCTCAATAGAATTACTGCTATTGTTGCTAATGAAAATTGTTGATGGTAGTTTTAAAATATATCCAGAAGTCATTGAATCTGTTAATGGAACACAGGCTTTAAATGTTATGTCAAATACTGGAGTGTTTGGTAAAGACTCTGATATTTTTTCTGCTTGAGAATAATTGTTGGTTCCATTTGAATATCTTTTAGTTTCTTTAAACCACTCTGGAACAACAGTATATGCTGGAGAAGGTTTATCATCTAATAAAAATCTTTTTTCATTATTAGCAATAAAATGTATTTTATTTTTATCAAACATTACTTATACTCCTTTTTTGACCAAACATTTTTAATATAATGACTAACAATTGTTCCATTAAAATTTTTATCTAAATTCTTTTTGTGTTCTTCTTCTTCAATAAAACTAAACTCAGACTCCCAAGATTCTCTTTTAAATGGTGTAATCTGTACTAAAGGTGTTCCTTTTTCTATAACTCCCTCAAATCCTTCTTTAATCCACATTGGGGGAACTAACTCTAAAAGTGATTTATCTGTATCAATAATTGCTGGAATTGCCATTACTGGAAGATCTCTATATCCAAATGGTGAAGTTATTAGGCATGAATATCCTTTTGGTGTTATTGGTATCCATGTATTTAAATATTTAAAAACAGTATTAACATAGCCAACTGGTGGTGGAACATCTGATGCCGATCTTCCGTGTAACTCAAAAACACTAGCCTCTGTTTTCCAATTTATATAATATCCGTCATCTCTTATACTTACCAATACATCAGCCCATAATGGAATGATGTAGCCAGAACCTATGGCATCAAGCATAGGCGTACATTTTTTAAAACTCCAATTTGGATTTTTAGTATGCATTATTAGTTTATTTTCTTTTTCATAAATTTTGTTATCATATATTCCAGCATTTTTCCACCAGTCTGGGACAGACTTAATTGCTGGATATGGCTTAAGTTGGGTATCAAAACCATATTTGCTGTTGGCAATAAATTGTATTTTTTTTGACATTAACTCCCCCTTACTTCTATTATAGCAAACTATGTGCCTTTACGCAAGAGTTTAACAGTGGTATAATATTGGGTATGATAAACAGTCAAACAAAAATTATACAACCACTAGACTTGCATAAGGCTGAAACATATACTCCTACGTCTGGAATGAAGGCTGCTGCTCGTCGTGCTCTTCGCTGGAAAGAAGAGGGTAAGGCAACAGGCGCAGGAACTCCAGTAGGCTGGGGTCGTGCTACGGACATTGTGGCTGGTAGATCAATGTCACTTTCAACAGTAAAACGTATGTATTCTTTCTTTTCTCGCCATGAAGTTGACAAAAAAGGTAAAGACTTCTATAATACTAGTAACCCATCTAATGGAAGAATTATGTGGGACGCTTGGGGCGGAGATGCAGGATTTTCTTGGTCCCGTGCAATTGTTGAAAGAGAAAAGAAAAAGTCTCAGAAAGTCTGGGAAGGTAGCGCTTTTAATCCAAAAAGGGGGTAAGTCATGGAAGATCTTGGGGTAGAAGAATTAAAGCAACTAGTAAACTTTTATCGTCAGAAGTCATCTGATGTAGAGTTTCAATTGCTACAGGTGCAATTAAAGTTAAACAAACTTATGGCACAAAAATCTGAACCAATACCTGCTATTAAAACAACAAAAACAAAATCTGAATAGTAGGAAATAAAATGGAATACATTATAGCCTTGGGCTTGACTTTTGTGCTGTCTATCGCTATAATTAGATTTAGTGTAAAAAAGAATATAAAAAGTTTTGGAAAGATCAGGTATAGCCAAACATCTATACATGAAAGAACAAAACATTTTATACCCAAAAATATACATCAAAAATCAGAACGAATTTCACAGGCTATGAAGCATGTTGAAGAACATATGGTTAAGATTATTGTTATAGACAATAAAGCATATTGGGTAAAAGAAAATATTTTTTATACCGCCGAAACAGAGAATGGAAATATTATTCCAGAAACTGCAAGACCAGTAGATACAACAGATATGTCCAAAAAAGATATTGACAAAATGCTGTTTATTCTGGACAATTTAGGTAAGGGAAAGAGGAGAGATGATAGTAGTAGTTCAGGGAACGAATGACTTCAATGACTACAGCGTATTCGTCCGTGCCATGGGTGTTGCTTTGTCAAGCATGAAAGAAGACGATAAAGAGTTTTATGTCTATTCAGCAGGACCAGCAAGAATAAACTCAATGGTATCAGAGTTCTGCAATCTTTCTGAGCGTGGCATGAAGGCTAGAGGAATGAAAATTAAACATTACAAAGTTCCAATTCAGTGGGTATATGAAAATATGCAATATATAAACTACTTTGCATTCTTAAGTAAGCCAAAACAGCCTGTGTCTAAATTAGTAGCAGAGGCTGAATTACAAAATATTGAAGTAGGAATTTTTAGATATTAGGAGAAAAAATGATTGTAACCAATTTAGAAAAAATGGAAAAGATTGTTAGTCGTAATAATAATCTTTCTTGGCTTGGCTGGGATATTGTAGATAGAAAAAAATCAGAGTCTGGTCGTACTGCCGTCAACGGTGTTAGGGTTAATGGAGTCTGGTATGTACAGCGCATTTATCAGGTAACACGTAATGGATGGGATATTCCGAATAAGTATAAGCAATAGCCATGAAACAACATTTATGGAAAGATAGTGCTCTTTGTTTAGGATCAGATACAAACGTATTTTTTGATATTTATGAAGATAAACCTGAAACAAGAGAGTTTGTAGATTCACTATGTAGAACATGCCCTGTTGCAAAAACATGTTTTGCTGTAGGTGTGTCTGGTAAAGAATGGGGAGTTTGGGGCGGTATTTATCTAGAGTCTGGAGAAGTCTCTAAAGAATTTAATAATCATAAAACTAAAAAAGACTGGTCCTATACTTGGCAAGCATTAACAATGGAGCAATAATGAGCAGCAACTATCCTAACTGGTTTTTAATGACTAGTTTATATCACTTTCATAACTATTTACAAGAGTATAAAAACAAACAGGGACTAAAGTTTCTACAAGTAGGATCTTATACTGGAGATGCTTCAAAATGGTTGCTTGATAATATTTTAACTGACACTACTTCTACTTTAACCGATATTGATACTTGGGCTGGAAGTGATGAAGCAGTTCATAAACAGTTTGACTGGAATGATGTTGAACTAACATATGACAATAAGATGGCTAAGTTTTCTAATATAATTAAACAAAAACAATCAAGTAAAGACTTCTTAGAAAACGACAATAACGAGTATGACTTTATATATATAGATGGAGATCATACTGCAGCAGGTGTGTATTCAGATGCCGTGCTTTCTTGGAAACTTTTAAAGTCTGGTGGAATTATTGCATTTGATGATTACACTTGGCAGCACGAATCTGGAGATCCAGAAAAGGCTCCAGGTATTGCAATAGATAGATTTTTAAAAGAGCAAGAGGGTCTATTTGTTTTATTAGAACAATCTAATCAGGTATGGGTTAGGAAGATGTAATGTATACAGATAAAATGCGTATGGCATTTCATTCTATACCTGCTCCCAAAAACTTTGGGGTAAGTCTTATTGACAACAATACCTTTCTTACGATAAAATTAGATGAAAGGTCGTTCACAAAAATGACCCATGATGAAAAGTTAGATGCAGTTAAGTATGTATCTATGGTTAAGAAGGCTTTAGAGATGGAGGGTGCTATTGTGTTAGTAACTAGGGAGCCATTACGATGATTCGTAATATAGTTAAATCTTTTATTTGTGTAGTAAAAGATCATTCTTTTATTGAGGTTGGTAAATGTCCGTTTACAGGTAATAATTATAAAATGTGCACAAGATGCCAAGAAATGGCTATTGCATAATGCAAACATTTTTACCACATTCCACATTTAAACAATGTGCTCAGGCTTTAGATAATAAAAGATTAAACAAACAAATACTTGAGGGTTACCAAATTCTTAACGTCAACTCTGGTATGTCTAAGACTGGAGGGTGGCGAAATCACCCAGCAGTTCTTATGTGGAAAGGTCATGAAGGTAGTCTATTAAACTATATTTATGAGATGATTAAAGAGGCTAAACTCCGTGGCATCAATACTGAAGGCAATGAAAAAAATATTGCTGCACTAGCCAACAAGGTAGGAGATATGTGGAACTATAGCGCACCAATATGGATGTTTGATAATACTAAGTTGATGCGTGTAATGACTACACATAAGTTTAACTTGTTTAGAAAAGATCCTTTGTATTATGTTAAATATCAAAGTTCTATAAATAGTCCATATAATATTCCGTGTTGCCCAAATCGTAAAACTCCATGTCAGTACTATTGGGTGACACACGAGCAATGAGTATTTTTATATCAATTGCAAGTTATAGAGATCCTGAGTTAGTAAGAACTATTAAGTCTGCTATTGATAATGCTGCATATCCAGAAGAACTATACTTCTCTGTTGTTCTTCAGGAGTTTGAAAAGTTTGAGCCAGA